TCCACTTAATATACTATTAGGATGTACGTGCTCATGATGCTTTGATCCTGGTGGATTTTTATTAGCCCAGCATTGAGTAATCACTAATCTTTGTTCTGATTGAGATATATTCTTAGTAAATTTATTTAAACTTTCATAAAAAAAGTTTTTTAAATTTTTTAATTCTTCTATCTCTAATAAATAAGTATCTTGAGATTTAAAGTTAGCATTACTTTTTTGTTCCTTGTAAGGTAAATTGTCTACGTACTTTATCTCTTTACTTAAATCACCTTCATACTTTGTAATAAGTAAAGGCGTTGGAAAAATTTGTAATAGTTCTTCTTTCATATATCCCTTGTTAAATTTTGAGGGGATAATTAATTAAGCTTGTAAACCTCCGTGTGAATCTGAGTTTCCAACTAAACCTCTTATAGCAGCTGTTAAATCTCCAAAATCAGTAGCATCGCTAGTTGAAGCAATAGTTACATAATCAATTACATTTGAAACACCAGGTGCAGCTCCACCTCCTGTCACACCTCTAATTGAGTTTGATAGAGAACCAGTATCATATCTTGCTGAAGTTAAATCACCAAAGTCTGTTGTATTACTTGTTGAAGCTATTGTAATATATTCTAAAATATTGTATGAAGCTGGATGTACTGATCCTCCTGAAACTATACCTCTTGTGCTAGAAGAAAAACCAGTTGCTTCTGTTCTAGCTGCACTTAAATCTCCAAAGTCTGTTGTATCACTAGTTGAAGCTATGGTAACATATTCAATTATATTTACTTCAGCAGGAGATGCTGTTCCGCCAGCAAATATACCTCTTGTATTACTACTAATACCACCTGCACTTTGACGACCTGCACTTAAATTTCCAAAATCACTTGCATCCCCCATAGTTGCTATGGTTACATAACCTATTGTATCATTGAAAGTAGGACTAACATGACCTCCTCCAAAAATTCCTCTAGTAGTGCTACCTACATTTCCATTTTGTGGATCATAAACAGAAACAGTTAGATTTCCAAAGTCTGCAGCATTACCTGATGATTGAAATTCAACAGATTCAATTGTGTTTGTGTAATCAGAACCATATCCTCCTGCTGAAAGAGCACGAGTTGAACTTGAAGCATTAGACATACTTCTCATTGCTGTTATTAAATCTCCAAAATCTGATGAATTACCTGTTGTTGGAATGTGATTCATTTGTACAACGGTAGATAGAGTTGGAGTTCTTCCACCCATAAACAAACCTCTCCCTGATCCAGGCATGTAGGTTACGGATGGACGTTGTAGTGCATCTTCATCAATACCACCATGTACTGGTTCTCCATAAGATCTAGTAGTAGTAGCTGCTGATAAATCTCCATAATCAATAGCATTGCCCTGTGTAGATATAGTAAAATAATCAATGATATCTGAAGATGAAGATGCATATCCACCTGTACTAAAAGCTCTAATTTTATTTGATCCACTACCACAATCTCCTCTTGCAACAGTAACATCTCCAAAATCGGTTGCATTACCAGTAGAAGCTATTTCAATAGTATCAACAGTAGTAATTTGAGATGGACTATTAATAGATCCAAAAAGTCCTCTTGTTGCAGAACTGTTACCATTTGGGTTATGTTTTGTAATTGTTAAATCGCCAAAATCTGCAGCATTTCCAGTGGTTGCTAATGTTATATAATCTATTACATTATTAGCAGTAGCTCCGCCTCCACTTACACCTCTAGTGTTAGAACTACATGCACCAGAAGATCTTCTAGCAGTTGTGCAATCTCCAAAATCTGTAGCATTACCAGTATGAACAAAAGTTATATAATCAATTACATTTGATTGACTAGGAGATGCACCTCCCATTCTTAAACCTCTTGTATTATTTCCTAAAATACCATGATTAGGATCTCTTACAGTAATTGTAGAATCTCCAAAATCAGCAGCATTACCTTCTGTTGCAATAGTAATATAATCTATAACATTACTATCTGGTCCAGCACCATTAGCACCGCATCCTCTTGTGTTAGAAGACATACCAGCTAATGAACCTCTTTGTACTGTTTGATTTCCAAAATCAGCTACCGTACCTCCTGATACTATATCAAGTTTTCTAATACTAGTTGAAGCTTCTATATTATCAAATACAATTCTACTATTTCTTGAACCTACATTACCTCTCTCTAATTTATATCGTTCTTTAATATCCCAAATAGCCATTATGATAATCCTCCGTGACCATTAGATCCACTAGCAGCACCTCTCGCAGCCAACATTAAATCACCAAAATCAGAAGCGTCACCTGTTGAAGCTATTGTAATGTAATCTATTGTATTTACATTTGTACTTACATAACCTCCTGTAAAAATTGCTCTAGTAGAGTTAGATGTTCCATCTAAAAATGCTCTATTTTGTGTTAAATCACCAAAATCAGAAGCATCACCTGTTGAAGCTATTGTAATGTAATCTATAACCTCTGATTCAGCAGCAGGAGAATCAACCCTTCTACCACCTGCAAAAACACCTCTAGTAGAAGATGATGTAGCTCCTGGACTTCTTCTTGCTTGTGTTAAATCACCGAAATCTGTTCCGTTACTTGTACTTGCAATTGTAACGTACTCTATAACATTTGATAAACCAGTTCCTCCTGCAAAAATTCCTCTAGTTGTTGAAGCTAGACCACCAGGTCCTTTTCTTGCAGATGTAAGATCACCAAAATCAGAAGCATTTCCTATAGTTGCTATCGTTATATAATCTATTACATCTGAATTAGATGGTGTTCCTCCACCAGCTCCTAATGCTCTTGTACTATTTGCTAAACAACCAGCAACTTGTCTAGTTTGTGTGGCATCCCCAAAATCAGCTGTATTACCTTTATGTGAAAAAGTTAAATAATCTATACTGTTTACTCCACCTGTTCCATCTAAAGTTCCTGACCAAGTAAACATTCTTGTATCTCCAGCACATCCATTAGTATCGTATCTAGCACCATTTGTTAAATCACCAAAAAGATTTTCATTACCTGCTGTCGAAATAATATTGAAACCTATAAGTGCAACTGCTGCTGCTCCTTCTCCACCAACTTTTACAGATAAATCTCCAACACCACCACCTCTCGGTACTGGTCTTCCTATTGGTGAATCTATAAATCTAGTTCCTTGATACCCGTCATTTAAACCACCGTGAGATTGTGAAGTAGACATTAAATTTCCACCTGCTGTGGTTAAGTCACCAAAGTCAACTGCTGTTCCACCATTTGAAATTTGAAAATGTTCAATAGTATTTAATTGAGTACCACCAGAATTTCTTCCTAAAGCTTTAACAGCTCTTACTGAATTTGATGTAGATGCACCAGTATAACTTGCTGCAGTTACATCACCATAATCTGTTGTATTTCCCTGAGATGCAATAGTTATATATTGCAAAGTTGTTAAATCAGTTGGAGTATATCCTGCTCCAAAAACTCCTCTTGTAGAAGAACTACATGCACTTAATCTACTTGTTGTTGCTGCTAAATTTCCAAAGTCTGTTGCATTGCCAGTTGAAGCAAGAGTAATAAAATCTATTACGTTTGATTTACCAGGTGCTTTACCTCCTCCTGTAAACCCTCTTGTTGGACTAGCTGCTCCAGAACAATCGGATCTTGCAACAGTTAAATCTCCAAAGTCTATAGCATTACCTGTAGATGCAATTGTAATGTAATCTAAAAAATTTTTATTTTCACCAGGTGAACCATATCCTCCTCCAAAAACACAACGAGTTGAATTAGACATCGCAGAGCTGCCTCCAGATCTACTATTAGCTAAAGAACCAAATGTAGCTGCATTACCTAAAGAAGCAAGTGTTATATAATCTATTCTTCCTGCAGTTCCAGGAGTATTATAACCTGCAAAAACTCCTCTTGTTTGATTTCCACCGCCAGCTCCAAATGCTATTGTTTGAGTTGTATCTCCAAAATCTGCAGCATTTCCTGCTGAACTTATTGTAACATAATCTATAATATTACTTATACTTGGAGCATAACCAAGTTGAAAAACTCCACGAGAGCCAGCTTCACGCCAATAGCCACCCATAACAGCGTCATTGACTTCTTTCAAAGTCCATACGCCCGAACAATCATCGAGTTGCGGGTAGTTCGCCATTTAAATTCCTTAATCTATTTTTTTAGCCCAAATCATAGTAGCTGCTGCGTCTTGATCAAAATCAACTTCATTATCATTAGCATCTCGCTCTTTCCAATCAGATGTATAAGTATCTAAATATGATTTTACAGCTGCTTTATTTGCAAGTTCACCTAATCCAGTTTCACTTGATCCATCAGTTGTTGCACCAATTAAATCCCAGTCTTGAGGTGAAGCTCCGCCATTAGCTTTTGGGAAATATCCACCGTCAGCTATATAAGTTGGAATAGTTCCACCGCTTGTAAGGTTATACTTTATTATCTTGTTTGCCATTTAGGTTCTCCTTATTTTCTATTAGTTTAGTATTCAATGATTCTTCATCATATAATTTAAAGCCTCTACGTTCTGCAAATTTTTCTGCATCTCCTGAAAATTTATCAGCACATTTTTCTAACCATTGCATAGTCATTTCATGTGTAGGTGCTTTACCTTCTCCCATTAATTTATTTTCCATTTGTAAATAAGCATAGATTTCAGCTTGTGCTTGTGCTGAATTAATACCCATATCAAATAAATAAATTAAATTTCCTTCATCAATTACTCCACC